AAAGCCTTCTGGGCCGCCGAAGGAGCCTAATGGCGACGATGGTGGCCGTAGCCGTACCGGCTCGTGGGCAATGAACATGCCGTTCATGACTAACGTCCTTTCGAAAAGTTTGAACGCGCTTGAAGGAACGGGTTGGCCCATTTTGCGCCAGTACCCGCCTTAAACGCGGTTTCACCTATCGGTGAAAGGAGAAGATCCTTGCGATAGAGGTTCATGATATTTTCCACCTCCATCTTTAGTTTGGCAGCAGACGAGACCATGTCCGCTGTGCGTGTTTGCGCGATCACCAAATTTCCTTGGTAATGCGCCAATTGTTGATCTTGTTTTGCTTTCGAAGTTTGACCTTTCAGGAGTTTGATCTCGGCGATAGTCCGCGCTGCTTGACGCGCCGACGATACCGCAGGTTCGAGCTCATTGACGGCGGGGATACCAGCGCCCGAAGGCGTGGAAGCACCGCCTCTTTGATATGCCAGAATTGGATTAAGGCCCGCTTTTCGCATGTCTTTCATGCTGCGTTGATAGGCCGTTGAGGACATTCTTTCTTGGAAGTCCATTTGCTTCTGGCTAATGGCGATATTCGCGACATTTGTGTCACGAGCGCCGAGGAACGACGCACCGGCAGAGACGAGAGCCGGTATCACCGCTGACGCGATTGCAGAGAACGCCATTTTTTCGACCCCTTTAGAAGTGGTCGATTAGGCCCGGGACCGAGTATATCGGCATGGGCCTTGCGCATTTGTAGTTAAAATAACTATCGAAGATAAAATGCGGTTCGGTCGCAACCGCTATAACGCGGTCGACCGGTGGATCTTCGACGATGAACGTAGCCCCGAGAGTAGGCAAAGCCGAAAAGTCTTGCGCCAGGTGCCACGTGTCGAGAGGAGTAGCGTAGTTGGACCGCATCTGCCCAGTGATTTGAGAGGGCTTGTAGCGGTATTCCGCAAAGCGTTCCTGGTAGCCGAACACCAGATCATCGGTTCCCGCTGCGGTGCCGGCTGAATAAATTTCTTTATTCAAGATAGATTGCTCACCGATGTGAGAGAGCGCGGGCCAATAAAAGTCCCAGCGCGTTGAACGAGACATTGCACGATTCATGCCTTGTTGGTAGTTGAGGTCAGCCCGTGCGCTTACCAATCCTATGACTAAACAGTGTTCCGTGAAGGATTTGGTAAAGCCGTTGTTGTTTATAGTGACTATGCCCATGGCGGCAAGATTGCCTTGGGCGGTGGTGCCTGCCTCAGAGGTTTGTGGTATGGGTGAGACATTGACCGGTGAGCTTCCGCCTCCTAAGTATTCCGGCCTTTGTAGCCGTGCGTCGTCGGAGGTGACGCCGAAGTGGCTGCGAATGATTTCCGTGTAACGGGTGCCGCCTCGTGCGTCGCGCTCGTAGAGCTTTTGGATTTGGAACGCTTCGCGTAGTTGATTGATTGTCGCGGCGGTAGCCTGCGATAGGTCTGCGTAGATGTTGGGGAACGTAAGATTGTCCGGGTCTTCGAGCATGACCGTTTTGTTCACGCCCGATTGATTGAGCCCCCATGACTTCGCATAGGTGATTGTCCCGGTACCCTCGGTCTCGTGGACACCGAGGTTTGTTTCCGATCCCCCCGTATTGCCATCGTCGATGGCCAGCCCCGTGATAGGGGCCTCCGTGCCCAGGGGGAGGCTAACCGCCACCCCTTTTTGCGGCCACGGTAGCGCAGAAGTGAAGTAGTCGTGCCTTTTGCCACGACGTAAGAGAACGTAATCGGTCTCGACATCGGGCCCGTCGTCCAGGTCGACGACCACGCTGTCCTGAAGGTTTTCATCGCGGAACCACTCATTGTAAATGAGATTATAGGCCCGCGAATAAAGAGCCGAATTCGTGATGTCTTCGACCTCGGTGGGAAGCCCGAAGTAGTCGAAGAGAGATTGAGCGACGTACCCGCCAGACGCGGGCGTCGGTACGATCTGCGGGATGACAAAGCTGGTGCTGTCACCCGGATCGGTTTGCTCGCCGTTGAATTTTGCCCAATTGCTCCAAAGGAGCCGAATTGGCACGGCGAAGAAGAATGTATCGAGATACATATTATCCATGAATGGATGAAGAGGTGTTGCCAGCCTTGCAAAGGCTGTCATTTTAAGATTGAAAGTGTCCCCAGGAAGCGCTTCATCGATGAAGACTGGGACGAGCCATCCGGCGTCGAATGTGGTTTTATGACCGTGCGAACGGTCAAAAGACGAACGAGGTATCTCAGCCGAAGGAACTTGGCTGAAATTGTGAGACATTACTGTCGGCTGTTTCATGAGCTTACCCCTTTGGGCTGCATGAGTTCGCTAAGCACCGCAAGAGACTGCGGTGTCCCGCGTATTTCGAAGACGGAACGACCGTCTTCGTAGCTCCCGAGGTGAAACAGAGTGTAGTCCTCGGGATGCCGCGTGAAGGTATGTGCTGGATCATCGAGAGCGTCTGTGATCATGCGTATAGCCGCCCCGGTGGTCGGCATGAAGAACGGTTGCATGTACGCCTCGATTTTACTGTCGTAGATCGAGAAGATTTGTTGGAGCATTTATTCGACCTTTCGAGGTAAGAGATTTAATTGAGATTTTTGAACTTGACACCGAACTTTAAGCCGTTCCGGCGTTTGATCGTCAGAGTGTATCAAGGCTTTCGCCTTTCTCTGCCGTTTGGTTTTTTTGTATTCTTCGGGCGTTTCGATTTCATAGAGACCATCGTAGAACTTAGGAGGTCTCATCGACTTTCCATTAATTATTATTTCGTCCGATGGGTAGACGTCATCGTGGAACCTTTTGAACCATCCAGTTCCGAGCCCAGGGCGTCGCGACATGGTGGTATATTCAGGAGTTTTTTGCGTAATCTCGCCAGTGAGCGGATTAACGTATTCATAATGCGCTTCCGCATTGTCTCCTGTGATTTTTTTGAGGATGTAACGAGCAACATAAGCTGCTGACCGGAAAGTGACATTTCCGACAGAGGAATAGCCATACGGCCAGAGTTTTTCAAGACTGGCCGATCTATATAGTGTTTCCTCGTTAATAATTTTCCACGGCGTTTTGTCAGGGAAAGAGTGCCCGAATATGCAAGCATGGTAATGAGGTCGCCCATGGATTTCTCCGTATTCTCCGCAATGATAGAAGCGGATTTTCTGCGAGAGCGATTTTCGTAGACGTTTCATAAACTTTTGAAAATCACCCAGATGCAGACTAAGATCGTCAGGGAGATGATCGTCAGAATACGTAAGAGTGATAAAAGAATTCTCTTCATGGAGCTGCGCCTCATGTGCGCATCGAATTGCCCATTGTCTCGAGTATTCGAGCCGGCAACCGATGCATTGGCCGCAGGGTATTTCCATTGGCATGTCCGTGAACGCGGCCGATCGCTCGAAGACGATCGGCCGCTTGCCAGAGGCATTCACGGTGTGTGCTCTCCACCCCTTGAGGGGAGCGAAGCAGGTCATTTGTTGGGCCTTAAAGGCGGATACCGCCCCGCATTACGGTGGCCCGACGATTTTTCGGATTGACCTTGCGAGCGTACTTTTTGAACGTGCGGCGCGAGGTCTGCTTTTTGATCCTTTTGGGTCGGCGCATACCGTTTTCTCCTGTTCGGGTGTCAGTTAGAACAGTTACATCTAGTAGCACACTGTTCGGCGGAGCACAAGATGTGCTCCAAGAAGGGGCTATGCAGGCGGATCCACCGCCGTACGGCCACCATCGTCGCCATTAGGCTCCTTCGGCGGCCCAGAAGGCTTTTCCGGCTCTGGCGGAGCCTTCTCGGCCAGTGGTCGCGCCTTCGCAAACCCCATTTCGACCATTTGGTCGTGGTTGTCTGGATTTTGGACAAAAGCCAGGAATTGAGCGGGATCGTTGGCGAATTTCGCCCTGATCCCAGCTGGGATCGTCATGAACGCTTCACCGGCCTCGCGGATCAGGTTCATAGACGTATGATAATCGGGCGCCTCGATGAAGTTTCGATAGTCGCCCTGGTGCGTGTTGAGGTGATCGATCATGCCCGTTTTTTCGTATTTTCGCATGATGATATTGATATTACTTTCCTCGGAGAAAGATTGTTTGGTCCGGCCAGGGCCGGGACGTCGGCGCGTCAAGCAGCGCGGACTATCGCCGAGATCAAACTCCTGAA